ATTGGTTCTGCAACAGAGCCGTAAAAATAAGTCATCAGGGCAATTTTCAAGTCTGCTCGTGTTACTGCTAATTCAGTACCACATAGCTCTTTAAATCCTTCATAGATAGCAGTGTAAACATCATTACGTTTATTACCTAAAGCACCTGTTAAGTACAAGCCAATAATTTCAGCCAGATTTCTAAAAGCTATAACAGTATGCCATTCGGTTCGCTGGACTTTTTCATTCGTTTGTTTATCAGTCCAGCTATTGCTTGTAGCTAAACTCATTCTTACAACCGGATCGCCATTTGGTAAGCTCTTCATTTCTGGATCTTGTCCTAATCGCCCTAGGATAATCGCTTTATTGATTCCAGCCATTAACTCATCTCCTGTATAAGCTGTTGATAGTATTCTTGAGCGGCATTAACTCGCTCTTTGATTTCTTCGATGATTTTGTCATCACGTTTAACCGTAACGGTTGTAATGCGTTTTGATTGTGGTATTTGCTCCACTAAATCAATGTATCGTGTAGGGTCGTCATAGCTTGATAATTGGTCATAAGGAGTAGGGAGGAGGACAAAATCAATCTGTGCCTCATCACAATCCCATAACCACATATAGCCTTGCATTTGTATGTCATATCCAGCTTTTTTGGCTTTTTCTTCCGCCTCATCAGCAAAAAAAGGGTGTGAGCCAATATCCCAAGGACACTTGGTGTCGATGATTAATTTTCGACTTGGCACATAAATATCGCACTCGCCTGTAATCCAATCATTTTCACGTCTTTCCGTGTTCTTTTTAAGTGGTAAACCACGTTTACGGCCGCTTAACTTAATAGCTTGTTCTTCTAGTGCGATGCCTTTCTCGGTGTATTTATTGCCTTCGAAATCTTGATAACCAAAGAGATCGAATTTAACGATTTTTCGCACCGCACTTTTAGCGGTAGCAGATATTCCATTACCGCTTTTAGGCTTTACCATTAAATCAGCCAAACCAGAGCATCTAGCTTTCAGTTGATACATTTCCATTTTCTAATTCTTCAAGTTTCGTTAATTGCTCTTGACTAAACTCATAAGCCCCGCTATCACAAAGTTCTTGCAGGGTGGTTTCGCCGTTCGCAATGCTTTGTTTGCATTGTTCGAATGTTGTTTCATCAACAACCGCTAAAAATTCCGCTTCTTGAATATTGTCGGTGTAGTTGAACTCTTGATTTTCCACATCTTTCACAACGGCTTGGTCGGCTAATACGGCTTGTTGCATTTCAACAGAGAGCGGGGCTTGTTTTGATAGCAATAACTTAGTTACAGTTTTTAATGCCATAGCTTCAAAATTTTCTGCCCATACAGATTGAGCCCATTGTCCTTTGGCTTTTTTATCAAGATAAGTGCGGTAGGTTTGACTGTATTTTTTCGCATGTGCATTGATTTCTTCATGCGTCATGTAAAGTTCGGCTGAAAAATCGTTTACCAGTTTAAAATAGGCGTAGTAACCGATCGGCAATTCACCTTCTTCTGGCTCTTTCTCCCAGTCGAACTCAAAACCATTGATGAAATCTTTTTTGATAAGTTGCTTTTTGTACACAGGCAATGCGACTAAGCGTTTAAATTGCCCGCTACGCTGTGCCAATTGGATAAAACCTTTATAGCCAATTTGGAATTGCGCTTCGGTTTTCTTTTCCTTGTTGTTTCTGAAAGGGACGATGTAGGCAAAGCCTAAGCCATTTTGTAGTGGCAAATTCAGTGTAGCGGCCATACAAGCAGCGTTAAAAATGCTCATTGGGTCTGCTGTTTTAAGCATTGAATTGCTGTTGGCGATTTGCATAACACTTGTTGCAAAGGTTGCCGCATTTTTGCCAACAAGTTCCTTAATCTTATTTTGCACATTCGCACTTTCAAAAAATGTTTTAAGTGCAGGTGGCTGTTTATTTTGTTGATGTTGGACTTGGTTTGTCATCTCGCCCCTCCATTAATCTGGGTCATAATCATTCATTCTTGCGTTCAATTCACGCTCTGCAATTTTCTTAATCGCCTCTTGTCTATAAGGCTCATAACTTGCACCACTACCAATAGCAAGCCAGAAATTATCGTTATCACACAGCATTTCTGTGAGTTCGTGATAATGCGTTTGGTCGCCTTGTTTTAAATCATTGTCGATTTCAGTAGCGACTTCATCTAAGGCGATTTCATAGCCTGCTTGCCAATCCACTTCTCGTTGGTGAGCAGCATCGAGTTGATAGTAGTAATCATCGGAAGGTTTCATTGTTTTGCTCCTGCGTGGCTTGTACCATATTGGCGAGCATCGAGAACATTTCAGGGTTTAGCACGATAGTATGTGCGTGTGCTTTTCGGTCTAAATGCAAGCGGATATTGCCTTGTTTATCCACAAAATAGCCGTTTAATCCATAAGGGGTGAATGGTTTTCGCCGGGGGGTAGTCGGTTTGTTCTTGGTTTTAACGTTGATTTTAGGCTGGATGGGCAGTTCTTGTGGCTTTGCTATAACCACTTCTTTTTCTACCGCACTTTCTTTCGGTGCGGCAGGAAATTGATTGGTTTCCGCATCTTTTTGATAAGGCGGAATTTTGGTGTTTTCCATTGCATTAAAATTTTCGATTCGTTTATTTAGACGTAAGGTTGCAATGGCTTCATTGGCAAAGTAGGCGGTTTTTTGGCACAGCTTATTGTTCACCCACAATTCTCCAAAATATTTTCCAGCTTCTGTACGGATGATTTGTGTTTTGTAGCTTTCCACTTTCATTATTTACTCCAAGTGCGGTTAATTTCGGCTTGTTTTTGCTCGACATAACGATACATATCAGCATTTACCTGTGGGGTAAGATTTGCTTGATAGATGCCGTTTTCTTCACGCCATTGTGCCTTTGCTTTTGCGCGTTCTTCTTGTTGGATTTGTTCGCTTAGTGTGTTGTTGTGCCAGTCTGTTTGATTAGCTTTTGCACCTAGGCTGATAACTGCCGACACAATGATTGCACCAAAGAGACAAGTCATAATTTTTAATGCTTTTTCAGTGCCTTTCATAAAGTAGGTAAAGTTGTTTTTAATCTGATGTTTTTTCATTTTTGAACCTCGATTTTGGCGTAAAAAAAAAGACCGCCCTTTCGAGCGGTCAGTGGAGTAGTGCAATCAGTCTTTGCTGATTTTGTTGAGATGTTATCAAAACGCTTTGAAGCATTAGATGATAGCGTATCACTTCCTCATATTCTCAATGCTTATAAGAATCAATCAGATAAATAGCATCACAAATTGATTTGGCTAGTTTATCTGGGGGAAAATTAGTATTTTTTGCTGCACTTTCCAATACAGCCTGTTTGATTAGTTCTTTATCGTTATCAGATAGGCTGTTTTCTTTTTTTTCTTCCATTTTTAACCTCGTTTGTTTTATGTCTGCCATTTCAAAACACACTTCATCTATCATTCGCAACGGTTTCACATGCCGTTGTGTCTCTGTACTAGCAAATGTGTTTTGAAATATCCACATTGGGATATTCGCCTGCTTGAGCTCCACTTTCGGCAACTGCACCGTTTTTCACTGGCTTTGCATGGGCAGACTTTAAACCACAGTGTTATTAAGTAGGTTAGGGCTTTTAATCTAACGACCGCTTAATACCGTTATGCACTGTGATTCTGAAAGATAAATTGTTAAAGAGCGTTGAGATGTTGGTTATGTGTATCTCGTTTTGATGGGATTTATTATGTACTTATGGTTCATTCTAGTCAAGAACAAAAAGTACATATTTTTAATAAAATGTACTATCTGTTCATATTTGATTGATTTATAAAGAAATAAATTTTTTGAAATAGCGTTTAATTGCTTATTTTTTAATCGATTGCGAAGTGAAGTTTGTGTTTTGTGGTGTGTTTTTAAGATTTTTGCGATGCTGATCGCAAATTTGGGTAGCGATAGTTGGTTTAAATTGAGGTTGGTTTATTATGCTCCTGCCGATAAGGAGGGCGAATTATGAAAAAAGAGTTTAAAGAATGGCTAATCTCGCTGAATTGCGAAGGAATTAATAGCTTAGGGATTAATGAGATAGTGTCGCGCGTAGATGATGAGTTGAGGATTGTGCGCGCTAATGAGCAGGAGAGGATTGTGCTAGAGGAGTTGATTGCGGAGTTTAAATGTTAATAAAAAACCGCCAGAAGGCGGTTTAAACTAGTTGATATAGCAATATGATTGTGGAGGCGTACCAGAAGGCAGTATATCTGAAATTACTAGCGGTTCATCGTATAGCTTAAATGAATCAATTTCAAATGCGTGCGCCAAAGCCTTTGTGGAAAAATACTCATCGAAGAAATTTTTGGTAATGCCTGAAAATTCCTTCGTTTTTTCCCAAAGGTATTCTGGGTCATAAGAGTGAGTATTTTTAACCTTAAACTCGCCAATCACTTTTCCTATAGGCATTGTGGAATAAACAACGACCGTTGTTATGCCCTCACGTTTTGGTAAAGATTTTCTAAACTCAAATTTTTTTTCACCTGAAATTATTTTTTCTACAAATTCTGGCTTAATGGATAGCAAGATTTTCACTAATCTCTCCTCGTGACAATATATCTCTATATTGTTGCTCCGTTAATTTAATAAATCCCCAATATTGATTGCGCTTTATACCAATATCTTCAATTAATGATTTTCTTATTATACGCTTATTTAATGCAATATTATAGGTGAATCTAATTATTACTGGATATTTTTTATATTTAAAAAACTCAGTCAATTCTTTCTCAGAAAAAATGCTATATGATAATGTATATTTTAAGAAGTCATCTAGTGTTTTAAAGTCATTAATATTTTTAACTTCTTCTACCACGCAAATAGATGTTGCTACAGCGCTATATTCAGCGCTTTTACCGTCAGACGCTGTTCTATAAATTACTAATGTATCTCCTGTTTTTAGGCGATCCGTTCCTTCCATAGCAGTAAGGTAAATCTTGTGTATGCTATTAGTGTGTGATGTATCCTTAATGAGTAATACAGGATCTTCATTCTTTAAAATAGAATCAGGGAGTAACCTAGAATGCCAGTTTGGATAAAGTGAAATGAGATAGCGATCTGAAATTTTAGGTGTATTAGGGTAGTCTTTAACAATATCTCCCGTTATAAGGGAGATATTTTTAAATAACACCAATTCATTACCATTAGGTGTTGATTTTATTGCTCTTGTTTCAAACCCATATTTCTGGAATAGATTTAATAATGCTTCGTGTTTTTCAAATAAAGTAACATAAATTTCATCAATATTTCTTATGAGTGCAATATCAAAGGCTTTTTTAATAAATCGCTCTCCTAGTCTCGTTCCATGTGGATTTATTTTTAGCGTACCTATTTTTAATCTATTTTTACTTGGTAGGTTTGGCTTAATGTCATTAAGTTCTTCATCTTCTATTTTTAAATAAAGGAAACCATCTAATAAACCTTGATCGTTTATAAAAATAAATGCACATTCATTTTTTTCTTGTTTTTTATTAAACCAATCAGAAAATTCTTTATAATCAGATTTTAAACTATCAAAAAATGGGTCATTTAAATTAATATTAGAAAAATATTCAAGTTTTAAATTATCCATAATAATTTCCTCATTTAATAATTATTTAGTGTTGAAGACTTCTACGCATTGCCGCACTATAACGTTTCTACACGCTCTCTTGCCACACCAATAATGCGGATTTCTTGGTTGAGCGAGCTTAATGTTGGGAACATCGGATTAAGCGGAACAAGCTCAAAGTGCGGTATGCCTTCTGGTGTTCTTGTACCAAGCTCTTTGTATTGTTTAAATGTTGCCTCGTTGTTGCCATTGATTGCCGCCACAAATTTCCCTGGGGTTGGCGCAATATCAGGATCGATTAAAACCAGATCGCCCTCATTGAAACGGGGGAGCATAGATTTACCTTCAATTCGGAGATAAAAGGAATTTTCAGAGGCTATGACTGTGCTTGGGATCATCTCGTAACCGTCAAATCCTTCAAGCGATCTAATATCTGTCCATAGCCCTGCTTGGATTGGGCTTAGCAAAGGGTAGGATATTTGCTTTTCGATTTTCTCAATAGAGGCATTCTTATCGCCATAAGTTAGCCATTCTTTTGTCACACCCAAAAAATCAGCCAATACATAAATATTTGCTTGAGTTGGCAATGTCTCCGCATTGAACCATTTACTCACGGCTTTTGGCGTAATTTTCAGTATATCTGCAATAACTTTTCCCCTGCCTTTTTCTGGCAAGTTCTTTCTTTTGCACGCAATGTCTAGTCGTGCGGCAAAGTCCTGTTTAATTTTTTCTTCAGTAATCATTTTTTCACCTTTGAACTAACGGTTCAATTATAAATAAAACTTGAAGTACTTTCAGTTCTGTTTTAAGATGTACTTAAAGTTCATTTAAAGAGATTATATATGGGAAATTTAAAACATATTATTGACTCTTTGGGTGCAGCTAAAGTGGCAGATTTATGTGGGCTTTCTGTTCGAGCTGTTTACAAATGGCGCACATCAAATTCTCTACCAAGAACTGAATATACAGGTGAAACCAGATATTCCGAGATTCTATCTCAAGCCTTGGGCGGTTCTGTCTCTGCGGAAGAAATTCGACACTTTAGCAAACCTATTAAGTCAGGCTCTGCGATTATCGCATGACTGTAATTTACCAACACAAACTGAAAAGAAAACCATAAAAATAAGGCAAAAATTATGGAAATGAAGAAAGTTATTATCGAAATGATTGATCGGATTCCTGGGGGGAGAAGTGCGGTAGCTGGATTCCTAGGTTTTACCGAAAGTGAATTAAAGAATCGCCTTTATCAAATAAAAGGCCAACGATTCAAAAACGAAGAATTGATCGCTCTCCAGCTTGAGTATGGATGCACTGATTTTATCGATGAATTATGCCGAAATGCTGGTGGACGTTTTGTGCCAGATGTGGCAGAGGATGAATTAGACAAGGTTGAGCTTGCCAATTTACAACTGCACGAGCTTTCGGCACGAGGCTTGTTATTTGCTGCATTAGAAACAGCGTTAGAAGACGGTGAAATCACTTCGAAAGAAGAAGACAAAATCCGTCAAGCATTGAGTAAACATTTATCCGCTACTCAACATTCAGTTGAGTTGGCTATTTCTTTGTATAAGCCGCAATGAAGAAAAGCCACGAGGAGATTTCGTGGCTTTAACTAACTTCCTTTAATTGTTATTCACAGAGGTTATCTGCATGGAAAATATTAATCCAAACGAAAAAACAAGTCAAACGCAAAACGGCAAGATTCTCAAGGCTTTGTTGAATGGCGAGCGATTGACTCAGCTTGATGCTTACACCCGATTTAATTGCACCCGTCTAGGAGCAAGGATCTACGATATAAAGCAGCTAGGGCACAAAATTGAAAAGCAAATGGTGGTTGTGGCCAGTGGAAAACGTGTAGCTGAATATAGATTGGTGGTTTGATATGGAAAGACTATTTGACCCCGAATTTGTAGCTAGTTTAAGCGATAGAGAAAAATTCATAGCTTATGAAGGCATAAAACAACAATTAATAGCGCAGGGCGTAAGTAAAGAAATATACGACAGTATAACAGAACAAGCGATTGAGGAATTGGAAATATGAGCATGCGATTAATGGTTCAAGCAATGAATTGTGAGGTTGGCAATCCTGCTAGAAAACTTGTGCTTTTAAAACTTGCCGACAATGCCAATGATGATGGAATTTGTTTTCCTAGTTATCAATACATTGCCGATAAATGCGAAATGTCAAAACGTAGTGCAATTAGTCACATTGATGATTTAATCAAAATGGGATTTGTCACCAAGAAAGCACGAAAAAATAAAGATGGTTCAAATGCAAATTTATATCTTTTACACCTTGAGCAGGGTGGTGAAAAATCTGCACCAGGGGGTGAAAATATTTCACTAGGTAGTGAAAATTTTGCACTAGGGGGTAGTGAAAAATCTGCACCCATAACCAGTCACTCTTTTAACCTATCAATTAACCGTGTATCTGACGATGAAAATTCTGCTAACGCAGAGCGCACTGAGGAAAATAAAAAAACATCTAAGCGTGAAAAAATATCAGTTGATTATCAAGGAGTGATGGATGCCTGGAATAAAGTTTTTAATGGTTCACCAATTCACTTGTTAAAAACATTAAGCCAAGAAAGACAAAAGGCAATTCTCAAGGTTGCTAAAGCAATGTTAGAAACACCAGATGTTGAAAGTTGTTCTGTTGAAGTGTTTACAGGGTATTTCCAAGACTTTCTTAGTCAAGCCAATAGTCGAGCCAATAAATTCTTCTTTGGCGGCCCAAATGGAGATGGATGGGTGGCTAAGTTTGATTACATCATGAAACCTAAAACTTTTTTAAATACTTGGGAAAATTCATTATGAGCAATTCAATGTATGAAATCGAATATGGGTTAATCAGCTCAATGTTAGCTGCAGGATTAACTTCACAAGCTCGTGAAGTGATGAGTTGGTTAGAACCAGAAATGTTTGCCACATTCCAACTTGGCGCACTTTACGGAAACATTCGCAAACAGGCTCGCAAAGATGATTTGATTGATATTTTGTTACTTGCGCAAGACTACGGCGAAAACTTTGCCAATTTAGCGGAATTAGCAAGCGGATATGCTTACAGCGGAAACATTTTAGGGTATGCGAAGAAAGTCCATTCTGCTTGGGTAAATCGCACTGCTCAACAGGCATTGTTAAAAATGGCAGGGGAGTTAGCCAACGCAAAAGAGGAGCAAGTCAACCAAATCACTCAAAATGCACTTAACCAAATCCAAAAACTGCTTGTCAGCAAAACGGAAATTAAGCCAATTGCGATGGGTGAACTGGTCGATTCTTACGTGGATGTTTTAGAAAAACGTTCAAAAAGCGATTTCAAAGAACGCTTGCTTTACACAGGCATTGAGGCAGTCGATAACATTCTTGGCGGCATAAATTCTACCGATATTGTCATTGTTGCTGGTCGCCCAGGAACAGGGAAAACAGAATTTAGTCTGACAGTGACTCGTAATATTGCCAAAAATCATGGCTCAGTTTTATTTTTCAGCCTTGAGATGGGTAACTTCCAGTTAGTCGATCGTTTATTGAGTGCTACTGGCGGCGTGAGCGTAAAAAAATTGCGCAATCCTACCGAGCTTGATGAGGGCGACTATCATCGCTTAACAAGTGCATTGCAAGAAGTGCGGTCGCAAGATGTTTACTTTGTCGATCGCGGTGGGTTGTCAGCCGATGAAATTTGCGCCATTACCGAAAACCATATTAGCGAGAAAGGCGCACCATCTGTGGTTGTGATTGATTATTTAGGCTTGATGAATCACAAGCAAGAGCGTGGTGTAAATCTAACCCAAGCTATCGCAAATTCCATGAGCAAGCTAAAAGCCTTTACCAAAAACTTCAACATTCCAATCATTTTACTTTGTCAGCTTAATCGTGATGTGGATAGTCGTGCAGTAAAACGTCCCGCTAATTCAGATTTACGTGATTCAGGCTCAATCGAGCAAGATGCAAGCCAAATCATCATGCTTTACCGTGAGGGCGCATACAAGGCAGATTGTGATAATCCTTATTCTGAGGCCATTGTGACTAAGAATAGATTTGGTGGATTAGGCACGGCCTATATGAAATTTGATAGAGGCCACTTCCTCGATTGTGATCAGGCACAAGCGTATCAATTCATCAACGAGAAACCACAGCAACAAGCCAAAACCTATGCGGCTAAAAGTTATGGGAAAGGAGCATTGCAATGACAAGCTACAAATGCCCAAAGTGCGGTGCGGAATTAGAGGATTTTTATACGCCAGATTATTTTATATCGAGTAGCGAATGGGATGACGATCGTTTCCGCTGTAACGGTCACTTAATTGAGCCAATACCGTTTCCGCAGGTAAGCAAATACAGCGCAGTAAATCGAACAAAATCTTGCGGTTATTTTGGGTTAGAGGATTTAGGTGTGGAGTATAGCGATGACTGACAAACAAACGTTTTTCTTACGTAACGAGCAAGTGCGATCAAATTGTCAGTCATTTATCCAAGATTTGCCAACGGACGATAAAAAGCCGTTAGTCGTAAAAATCCAACCAATAACACGAAACCTTGAGCAAAACGCCAAGTTCCACGCTATGTGCCAAGACGTTGCAAATCAGGCGGAATTTATGGGGCGTAAGCTCACAATGGAGCAGTGGAAAGTATTATTTATTTCGGGTCACGCAATCGCCACAAATCAAAAAGCGGATGTGGTGCCAGGTCTCGAAGGGGAATTTGTGAATATCCGTGAAAGTTCGGCTCAAATGAGTGTTAGCAGAATGGCGAGCCTTATCGAGTATGTGACCAGTTGGGGCGTGCAAAATGGTGTGAGATTTAACGATAGATGGGGATTTTACGGACGATGATTGAGGTAGGAATTATGATTTTCTTTTTGATTGCATTTTCGGCTATGTTGTTTTTTCTTTTCGACGAGCCCCTTGCTGCCACCCTTGTCTTGTGTGGAGCTTGTTGGCTTTCTGGTTGGTATTTTGCTCATAGTACGGTTGCAACAGAGTGCGAGAGATTGGGAAAGTTTTACGTTGGCAAAAACGTTTATCAATGCTTAAAAATTGAAACTATCGAGGGTAAATAATGTTAGAGGTAATTTTACTCTTGCTCATTGCGATGATTTTTGTTGCCGTGGTGGTTGTGGTTTTGGATTGGTTTATTGGTGATGGATGGTGGTTTGATGAGTAAAGAGAAATTTGAACGCACAAAGCCAGTTGTGAATGTTGGCACTATAGGTCATGTTGATCACGGCAAAACAAAACTCACGGCAGCAGTAACGGCAGCATTATCGGCGCTGTTATCCGAAATTGAAAGCGAAAGAACGCAAAAAGATATACAGGCTAAGTTAATGCAAGGATTAACAAAAGAGCGCAACGACTGGCGCAAATGGAGACAGTCAGGCGGTAAATATAAGAGTTTGATTAATGGGGTGAGACGGTGATTTGGTTTATTTGGATTGTTGCGATAATTGGATTTTTATTTGGTAACTATAAAGACAAGGTAATTGAGTTTGCTATCTTTTTGGTTTTAATCAAAATCGCTTATAAGTTAGGGGTGTTTTAATGGTTAAGGCACCAAAACAGCATAAATGCAAGGCATGCGGGAGCTACTTTGTAAAAACGTTCAGTAGTACGCAAAAGGTTTGTTCGCCGGAATGTGCAATTAAATTATCTCGTGAACAATCCCGCAAAGAGCGAGAAAAGAAAGATAAGCAAGAGCGTATTGAATCTCGTAAAAGAATGGCTGTACTTAAAGAAAAAGCTAAAACCAAGGGGGAATTGACGTCAGAAGCGCAAAGTGCGGTGAATCGATATATTCGGTTGCGTGACGAAAATAAGCCTTGTATATCCTGTGGAAGACCTCTTACAAACGACCTGCTTGGTGGCGGTTTTGATGCGGGGCATTATCGTAGTCGTGGTAGTGCGGCACATTTGCGATTTTATACGTTAAACATTTTTGGGCAATGTAAAAAGTGCAACCGGTATTTGGGTGGAAACTATCAGCAATTCAGGCTTGGTTTAATAGATCGAATTGGATTGGTAAAGGTTGAGGAAGTTGAAGCAGATCAGCGAATAAGAAACTACTCAAAAGAAGATTTGAAAAGAATTAAACAGATTTTTAATAAAAAATGCCGATTAATTGAAAAGCGTAGAGGTCTTAAATGAGCATTAACATCAACAAAGTATCGGTGCAGTGGGGATATTGGGCTACTCCTCGTTATGAGGGAGAATATCCACGAATATCAGCAGGATTTGCAGAGCTTAAATGTGATGTACGCTATTTGCCAAAATACCGTGTGCAGCCGATTACAGATGATTTAGGCATGCAGATTGACGGGCATATGCAGACAATGAAACGTGTGTCGCCGGAGCTTTACGATGTCTTTATGCTCACTTACGTTAAGCGGTGGGATAACATTGATATTTGCCGACACTTAAACTTATCAAGACGTGAGTATTTTCAGCGCCTCAAAACTGCCAAAACATCACTGCTTTTGATGATTGAGTGCCAAAAATGTATTTTTGTTGCATAAGTGCTTGACAGTGCGCACTAAAAATGTATCATTATGTGTAAGTTGCGGTTTTAGCGCATAGCAAACGCACAAGAGAATTTTACAGCCCTGATCGGAAACGGTCGGGGCTTTTTTGTTGGTGGAATATGAACATTACATTAGGCGATACAATTAAGATTGATGGTGAGGAAGTGCCAGAGTATTTGCTCAAGGCACTTTATGAATGTTTGAAAAACAAATATGCATTTTTAGCTAACAATTCTATTTGCTCTGGTGTTACTCAAGCTGAGAGACTGTCAGTAAATGGTTTGAAAATCCCATTAGACGCGATTACTTATCCTTGGAATAAATAGGTTCATACTGTTCAGTATTTTCATTGTAATGAATGCCCTCATACATCCACGCCACCACCTTTTTAACTAAGATCTCATCGCTGATATTCATATAAGTATGTGCTAATTCTTCTAGGAAAGCCGCAATTTGTATTTCACGAGGGTATAAATTGGCTTTGGCGAGATCGTAAAATATGCAGCTGTTATAGTAAACGTGGACTGCTTCTGGGTGAATTTGATATTGGAGAGTTAAGCAATCTGAGGAAACGATACCGTTACTCTTTGATGATGTGAAGAATATATCAACCTTTTTGTTAATTTGTGCGTGCTTGCATAAGATATTAACGGCGTCAGTAAAGTTTTTGAAAAGCGGATATATGTCTTGGGCGATGTCTAAAATAACGATGTTGAAATAATGTCGATATTGTTCAGGAATGTTATTTAGAATTTGCTGACGAGATATTCTTGCTTCATTCATTTTAATTAAACCTCTGTTAAGTTTGGTGTGGTAACCTAGATCTTAACAGAACTTAACGCCCACTGTAACAGGTGGGCTTTTTTATTGCCTAAAATAATTAGGGGGAAATATGCCAATTAAAGAGCCTGATGTATGGGCGTTAATATGGTCTTGGTTACAAATTAATTTGAGTTCTAGCTCTATTCAAAGCGCCCTTTGGGCATTATTTATTTCTATTTTAAGACTTGGATTTATGCGTAAAAAACCAAGTTTCCGATATGTGTTCATTGATGCAGCTATGTGTGCATCTATTGCTGGCGTAGCAGTGCCGATCTGCACTCATATTTTTGGGCATAGTGAATATTCTTCATTTCTTGGCACGATGATTGGTTTTGTTGGCACTGAGAAAATTCGCGAATTCTTATTTAAATTCATTAATCGGAGAATTGAAAAAGATGACAATGATGATTTCCGAAGTGACGTTCAATAAAATTTTCCCTCATGCAGTTAAGGGTGTTTATCAAGCCATTTCAGAACAAATAGAAAAAGCAGGTTGTGTAAATAAGATGCAACAAGCTATGTTCTTAGCCCAATGCGGGCATGAAAGTGAAGGGTTCACAAGATTTAAAGAAAACTTAAATTATTCTTGGTCTGGGCTTTCTCAAACTTTTCGCAAATATTTTCCCGATCCACTTACAGCCAAGAGATATGAGCGCAAACCTGAGCTAATAGCTAATCGTGTTTATGCTAATCGTTTGGGTAATGGAGATGAGAAAAGTGGAGATGGTTGGAAGTATCGTGGTCGTGGACTGATTCAGATCACAGGTAAGGATAATTATGCCGCGTTTAGAAAATGGTTAGGTAGAGATATTGAGCCAGAAGATATAGCAAGTAATTTAGACTTATCAGTTAAAGCTGCTGTTTGGTATTGGAAACTCTGTGAATTAGCTGATCTTAATTCAGTAGAGAAAGTGACTCGAAGAATTAATGGTGGACTAAATGGCATTGATGAGCGTTGCAAGCTATATCGAGCATTAATGGTAACTGATAATGACTAAGTACATTTACATAGCGTTAGGGGTTGTTGTAGTGGTTTTGTTTGGCGCATTGCGTTACCAATCAAGTGTTATAGATGAGTTGAACATAACCACAAAACAACAAGCCCAAACCATTCAGCAACAAGAAGATGCTAATAAAGCATTGAACATTGCACTGCAACAAGAGCGTGATGCAGTCATTGAGCAACAGCAACGTAATGATGAAATAGAAAGGGTAGCAACAGAAAATGCTGAATCAGTTAAAACAATCATTAAGACACAACCTTGTGCTCACACTCGTTTGCCTCAGTCTGCTCTTGACCGCTTGTACAAATAAAGTCACGACCAAAGCAGAATATATTTACCCACCTCAAGCCTACACTGCACCTTGTGTTAAAACAGCGTTTACTGGTGAGACATACGGTGATGTAGTCATACAGTTAGTCAAGGTAACCGCAGAGCGAGATAAGTGCGCAAGCCAAGTAGATAATCTCAATAAGTGGATTAACCAAACCAAGACCGCCAATTAAAGTGCGGTCTTTTTTTTATCAACAAAAACAACAGGAGCAATTATGCTAACAATAAAAATCATCCAAGATGGTGTAACGTCAATCACCGAGAGTAATAGCTTTGTATTTTACGATGAGACCTCTCGTGAGTTCGAGGAGATGACTAGATTGGCAGACAAATTAAAAGAGAGACCTATCACACTTAACGGCATCTACTACACTCAACCAATCTATGGAGACCAAGAGTGTAAAGAGGTTATCCGTGAGGAATCAATCTACTGCTCGGCAAGAAACAATCCAACATCAATCTTTGGTGTAATAATTGATTTTATACCGGACGATGAGTACGGCGATCAAGGCATTGAGAAAGAGATTGCATACAGATTAATTGGGGATGGAGACCACATCTACGTTACCAATGAGCAAGGTAAGACGGTTTTTAATATTTAAATCTTCAATAAAGGCGGCTGATAACAGTCGCTTTTGTTTTATATGCGCTACATATCTCAGCTATGCCCCTAAGGGAAACATCAAGTCTTTTGGGATTATATCTAAGTTATGTGATGTAAATACGAATATATCAATGGGAATTGCACAGATAATTCGAATTAAAAAGGTACTCCTGAGGGGATACCCCTTTCCACGGGGTTTCGGGCGCGCGGTTTTCGACAGTTTTTTGACATCTTAGGCATCATCATCTTTTTTCTTTTTGGGCATTTTAACGGTCTCGGCTATGGATAATTTATACGACTTAAAACTCAATATAAATCAGATCGCCGAACTGGTCGGAATGCATCGACAAACCGTATCACAAAGGCTTGCAGGACTAACGCCAGCCATTGGCAGTAATTCCAAATTAAAGCTCTACGCACTATCTGATTTAATCAAAATCGGACTTGCTGAAAAAATGACGGCAGATGTTGATAGCTTATCACCTGTTGAAAGACGAGCATTTTGGCAAGCGGAAAACGAAAGACTTAAATACGAGCGAGATACTGGCGAACTGGTGCCATCATTTGAAGTGGCTCAAGAGATGGGCTTTTTGGCTAAAGCTGTTGTGCAGTCACTTGATACATTGCCAGATATTCTAGAGCGTGATTGCGCATTAACTCCCACACAATTAACTCGTGTAATACAGGTGATTGATGACGTTAAATCGCAAATGTCATTACATATACAGGATGGCGATAATAAATCAGAGGAGTAGCCATGTTTGCATCAGCTAAAGATATTAGGCGAGATATTGCAAATCTACTTAAACCTCCTCGCCGAATGAAAGTATCGGAAGCCGTAGCAGAATATATGCGCGTGCCTGTTGGAGGTGGTAACTCAGTTAAATGGGATAAAGATACTGCTGCATATATGCTAGATCCAATGGACTGCCTAAACTCTCGTGAGTATGACGCAGTAATTTTTGTTGGGCCAGCTCGTACTGGTAAAACAATCGGATTGATTGATGGCTGGATCACTTATGCGATTATTTGCGATCCGTCTGATTTTCTCTTGGTGCAACTTACACAAGAGAAAGCCAGTGAGCATAGTCGTAAACGTTTAGACCGCACTTTTAGATGCTCACCTGAGATTGCAAAAAGATTAAGCCCGCGTAAAAACGATAACAATGTCCACGATAAATATTTTAGGGCAGGTAATTTATTAAAGATTGGCTGGCCGTCAATTAACGTATTGTCATCATCCGATTATAAATACGTTGCGTTAACAGATTACGACCGATGGCCCGATGATGTGGACGGTGAGGGGGATGGATTTAGTTTAGCGTCAAAACGGACAACTACATTTATGAGTGCTGGAATGACACTTGTAGAGAGTTCTCCAGGCAAAGATATTGTTGATATAAAACATCATCCCAAAACGACTCATGAGGCACCGCCAACAACAGGTATTTTGTCACTATATAACCGTGGCGATAGACGTAGATTCTATTGGCAATGCCCACATTGCAAAGAATGGTTTGAGCCATCAATGGCAAATATGGTTGGTTATCGTAATGATACTGACTATGTTAAGGCAAGCGAGAACGCTCGTTTACAATGCCCACATTGTCAATCTCTCGTAGATCCTGACAAGAAACGCGCATTAAACATCGGTGGCAAGTGGTTAAAAGAGGGGCAAACAATAGATAAAGATGGTGTAATCCATGGTGAGGGAAGAAACTCACGTATTGCATCATTTTGGCTAGAAGGTCCTGCAGCCGCTTACCAAACATGGGCGCAATTAACTTATAAATTACTCACTGCTGAACATGAATTTGAAATGACTGGCAGTGAAGAAACGCTAAAGGCAGTAACAAATACAGACTGGGGATTGCCTTATTTACCACGCTCCGCACTTGAGCAACGCCGAAGTGATGAGCTGATGGAGCGGCGCGAAGAAACCGAAAAAAGAACGGTACCTTATGGGTGCCGTTTTTTATTGGCTGCGGTTGACGTACAGGGTGGGCGGAATCGCCGTTTTGTCGTCCAAATTGTGGGCTATGGTGAAAATAGCGAACGGTGGCTCATTGATAGATACAACATTAAATCATCAATGCGGAGCAATTCAGAAGGGGAAAGCCTACCAATTGATCCGTCCGCCTACCCTGAGGATTGGGATTTACTCATCAGTGATGTGCTTAATAAGCAATATCGTATTGATGGATTAGATGGCGGATTCATGCCAATCCTTGCAATGGCGGTGGATAGTGGCGGTGAGGACGGTGTAACAGATAACGCCTATAAGTTTTGGCGTAGATGCAAGCGTGATGGCATATCAAAACGAGTGTATCTCGTTAAAGGTGATAGTACCAAGCGACAAAAACTTATTACGCGCACTTATCCAGATAACACCTCTCGCTCAGACCGACACGCTAAAGCACGAGGTGATGTGCCACTATACCTACTTCAAACAGACCAACTCAAAGATCGCATTAGTAACGCATTAAGCCGTGAGACTATCGGGGCTAACTATATCCATTTTCCGTCGTGGCTTGGCGAATGGTTTTTTGATGAGCTGACTTATGAGGAGCGCGGACAAGACGGCAAATGGCGCAAACCAGGTAA